GACGGAACGAGCACGCCGCATACATGGAGCACTACTGCAACCGGCGGTACAAGTCCTGCGCCATCTGCCGGGCGGCCGACAAAAAGTACGAAGAGCAGGGAGAGTAAAATCTCCCCGCTTTTTATTTTCTTCAAAAACCATGTTAGAGAAACACGGGGCGGATTTAGTAAAATATCGGGGAGGAGGTGCGACATGGCAAAGACAATCAACTGGAAGAAGATAGCCGCTGAATACATCAGGGGCGACATCGCCATGCGTCCTCTTGCCAAGAAGCACAACGTATCCTTCAAGTGTTTAAGTGACAAAGCCCGAAAAGAGAACTGGACGTTGCAGCGCAACGAGTACAGGGTCAAGACGGGATACGGAGCGGTGGACAAGACGGTGACAAATCCAGAACAACACGACATAGATGCGGCAGCTCTTATCTTTGAGGGCGCAGAGCTGGCGATCAAATGGATCGTCAATCGCTTAAACTCCGGGGAGATATCAGACTATCGAGAGGTCGAGAGCTTGATAAGGTCCATGAACGGAGCAAAGGGCATCACGAATATCAAGATGGCCCTGGAAGAGAGAGAACAGCGTGCCAGGATTGCATCGCTTGAGAAGGATACCGAGGTCAAAGGACGCGAGCCCGTGGTCGTGGAGATCATGCCAGGCACAGAGGGGGCGGCGAGATGAAGCTGCAGATTCTTCCCCCTTCGGCAAAGCAATGGGAGTTTCTGACGGACGAGCATAAATACGTGGCTTTCGGAGGAGCGCGAGGCGGCGGCAAGAGCTGGGCGGTACGAGTAAAGGCCGTCCTTCTTGCGTTCAACTATCCCGGCATCAAGGTGATGATCGTCCGAAAAACGTACCCGGAGCTGCGAGCAAACCATATCACGCCATTATGCGAGATGCTGCGGACCGACGAGCCGGACAAGACGAAACGCTTTGCCGAGTACAACGACCAGCGCAAAGAGATCCGCTTCCCGACCGGCAGCGTGATCCTGTTCAGATACTGCGACACAGAGAGAGACGCCGCGCGTTTCCAGGGCACCGAGGTCGATGTCTTATTTGTCGACGAGGCGACGCAGCAGACCGAGGAGCAGATGGACAGGCTCAAGGCCTGTGTGCGCGGCGTCAACGATTTTCCGAAGCGGATCTATTACACCTGCAACCCCGGAGGCGTCGGGCATAGCTGGGTCAAGAGACTGTTCATCGACCGCAGATACAAGGACGACGAGAACCCGGAGGACTATGCCTTCATCCAGTCCCTGGTCACGGATAACAAAGCTCTGATGGAAGCAAACCCGGACTATCTCCAGCAGCTCGAGAGCCTGCCTCCGAAGCTCCGTGACGCATGGCTGCACGGACGATGGGATATCTACGAAGGGCAGTTCTTCGAGGACTTCCGCGAGACCGTGGACACGCAGGCGGCGAGAGCTGCAGGATGCGATCTCCCCGTGGAGGATCTCAAAGCACAGGGCAGATGGGTACACGTCATCGAGCCGATCGATCTGTCGAGAGGACAGCCGGCGAGCTGGAAGATATACCGCTCCTACGACTTCGGCTACGGCAAGCCGTTCTCCTGCGCGTGGTGGGCCGTGGACTTTGACGGCGTGATCTACCGTATCATGGAATTGTACGGCTGCACGTCCACGCCGAACGAGGGCTTGAAGTGGACGCCTGATCAGCAGTTTGCGGAGATCGCGCGCATCGAGAGAGAGCATCCCTGGCTGAAGGGCAAGAACATCCAGGGCGTGGCAGACCCCGCGATCTGGGACGCATCGAGAGGCGTGAGCATCGCCGAGACCGCGGTGAGGTACGGCGTGTACTTTACTCCGGGCGACAACAACCGCATCCCCGGGTGGATGCAGATGCACTACAGATTTCAATTCGATGAGAACGGGTACGCGAGGATGTACATCTTCTCAAACTGCAAGGCGTTCATCCGCACGATCCCGCTTTTGATATACGACGAGCACAAGCCCGAGGACCTGGACACTTCTATGGAAGACCACGTCGCGGACGAGGCTCGCTATTTCTGCATGAGCCGGCCTGTCCAACCGTTGCGCCCGGTTGAGAAGAAGCCGATCATATTTGATCCCCTCAATCAGTTCAAAAGGAGGCAATAATGGACGAAAACAAAATCGTCTTGGACGAGAATCCCGTTGCCGTGGATGAGAAGAAGCTGCAAGAGCTGACACAGATCTTGCAGAAATACAAGACGGGCAAGGCAAGCCTTGAGCGCCGCGTGGTATCCGCGGAAAACTGGTGGAAGCTGCGCAACGAGAGCGAGGAGCGGAAAAACACCGACTTCTTCGACGGAGGCTTCAGATCTAAGAGCGGCTGGCTGCACAACGTGATCGTGTCCAAGCACGCAGACGCGATGGAAGCATACCCCGAGCCGAACATCCTGCCGAGAGAGCCGGGCGACGAGGAGGAGGCAAGAAAGCTGTCCTCGATCATCCCGGTGGTCATGGAGCAGAATCACTTTGAGGACACGTACTGCGACGCGATCTGGGCCAAGCTCAAGACCGGCACGGGCGTGTACAAGGTGGTATGGGACTCGAACAAATTAAACGGGCTGGGCGACATCGCCATCCAGGAGGTAGACCTGCTCAACTTGTTCTGGGAGCCGGGCGTGACCGACATCCAGGACAGCAAATTCTTTTTTCACACGAAGCTCGTGGACAACGAGATCCTGGAGGCACAGTATCCGCAGCTCAAAGGGAAGCTCAAGGGCACGACCTTCGTGACCACAAAGTTTCGCTATGACGACGCGGTGCCGACGGACGGCAAGAGCACGGTCATCGACTGCTACTACAAGAAGTGGGAAGGCAAGACCGTGCTGCACTACGTCAAGTACGTGGACAACATCTGCCTGTATTCCTCGGAGAACGAAGGGAAACCCCTGTACGACCACGGCCTGTATCCCTTCGTGTTCGACTCGCTGTTCCCGATCGAGGGCAGCCCGTGCGGCTATGGTTTCGTAGACCTGTGCCAGAATCCGCAGACCGCGATCGACCTGATGGACACGGCGTTTATCAAGAACACGATGGTCGGATCCATGCCGAGATACTTCAAGCGCCAGGACGCCGGCGTGAACGAGGCCGAGCTTCTGGACCTGTCCCGCCCGCTGATCACGGTGGACGGCAACCTCGGCGAGGACGCGCTGAAGGTCATGGACTACAAGCCGCTCCCGGGCAACTACATCAACTACCTGAACGGCAAGGTGAATGAGCTGCGCGAGACATCCGGCAACACGGAGACGGCGACCGGCTCCACGTCGCAGGGCGTGACCGCGGCGTCCGCCATTGCAGCTCTCCAGGAGGCCAGCGGCAAGGGCTCGAGAGACAGCACCAAGACATCGTACAGAGCGTACAGCCAGGTCATCAACCTGGTCATCGAGCTGATCCGTCAGTTCTACGACATCCCGCGGCAGTTCCGCATCGTCGGTGAGAACGGCGCGCAGGAGTTCGTCGAGTTCTCAAACGCCGGAATCGTCCCGCAGCCGCAGGGCATCCTCGCCGGGCAGGATCTCGGCATGAGGCTTCCCGTGTTCGACATCGAGGTCAAGGCCCAGAAGGCTTCGACCTACACCAAGATGAGCCAGAACGAGCTGGCTCTTCAGTTCTACAATCTCGGATTCTTCAACCCGCAGCAGGTCGATCAGACGCTGATGTGCCTGGACATGATGGAGTTCGACGGCAAGGACACGCTGAAGCAGAAGATCTCCGACATGGGCGGGATGTATCAGCAGATGATCATGTGGCAGCAAATGGCCATATCCCTTGCGGCAAAGTACGAGCCCGCGATGGCGAAGGGCATGATGGACAGCATCACCGGCCAGCCGACGCCTCAGCCGATCGCCGGAGACGTTACCATGCCGACCGACGCGGACACTTCGGAAGCGACCCGCGTGAAGAACGCGAGAGCGCAGTCGAGAGAGGCAAGCCAGCCGGGAGGTATGTGATGACGGTCGCAACTTACAACCGACGGGACACGGCGCTGACGGTAAAGGGACACGCGGGCTATGCCAACCCGGGCGAGGACGTCGTGTGCGCGGCCGCTTCGATGCTTGCGCTGACGGCGATCGCCGTGGTGCAGGACAACGCGGCGACGTTTTACCCGGTCGTGAGCCAGAGCAAAAAGGACGGCGAGATGCGCATAGTGTGCAGACCGAACGGCGGGAGCATCACCTCCTGCCGACGCGTGCTCGACACCATTTTCACGGGATACGAAATCCTCGCGGGACAGTATCCCGACCATGTAAAAGCAGAGAGGGAGGATTGATATGGCGCTCAAAAAAGAATACACGCAAATGACCGACACCGGCGGAAGAAATAATACAACTGTCGGGCTTTCTTATGATCCTGTGGCGGCGCGAAAGACTGCTTCGTCAGGCGGCAGCACCGTGCATCAGAGCAGTAGCGGCAACATACACGGAGGATCGAGCGGCAGCTTTGGAAGCGGCGACGACACTTCCGCTGCCCTGGTAACCGGCGCAATTACGTCTGGGCTTTCAAAAGCGGCCAGCGGCAATCTGAACAAAAACCTCGGCGGCGGGGATCTGAACAAAAACCTCGGCGGCAACACCGGCGGCGGAGGCAACGGCGGAGAAAACGGCGGCGGAGGAGGCGGTGCGTCTGCTGCTCCGGCGGCTGCCGCGTCTGCGCCGCAGATGAAGGACGTGGCCGCAAACAATCTGATGCAGGGACCGAACGTGGACGGCGGGGCTATGCCGACCTTCGGATACGAAGCAGGGGATACCCCTGTGTTCGACTATCAGGGAAACATCATCGGCTTCAGAAACGCCGGCGCAGATCCCGCGTTCCAGGAACAGTATCAGAAAACAATGGCCGCTCTGGAGCAGATGAAGGGGCAGACTCCCGTGTATGGCAGCCAGTACGACGCGCAGATCC